GATCAGGCGCCCATCATCGAGAAGGATCCACACTCGCGTGTCCGGCCGCCGCATGACCGACATTTTCACGATAGAGGCGGTGAAGAGGGATGAGGCGAGGCGGGAAAGGCGCGCAGACGAATAGTCGAAAGACTGGTTGTCGTACAGCAACTCCCAAACCATCGTGCCCGACTTGTCGACGAAAAGCCCCCGGCTATCGATCTTCGAACAATCGACGAATCCAGATCCGACCGTCGATGCGTCGCGAAGTGTCAAGTTCGTTGCCGTCAAAGGCTCATCGAGAGACGATGACCGCGCCGAAGTTTCAGATCCATTGGTGCCGAAGATCAGGCGCTGAAGCGGCATGATCCACTGGATCATGTTGATCCCACCAGTCGAGATCGAACGAGAAATGGGGGCGCTATCGCCCGTCTGCGACTCGTCGAAGCTCTCATAGGCGTCGGAGATCGAACCCCAAAAGCGATCGTTCCGACCCCACCAAAGACGCCCGTCATAGAATGAAACCGCCGTCGGCCACCCATCCGTCGACAGGCTAGACCACTCTCCTTCTCGCCAATCGGTCGTTGCCGTCGTCCCCTTGAACGGCGTCAAAATTTCGATGCTGACTTGCGTCGGGCTGATATAATTCAGGATACGGCAAATCCCATATCCACCGCCGCCATCATAACCGAGAGACATTACTGCAGAGCCGCTCGTATATTCTCCTGGGCCGATTCCGATGCGATAATAAGTTATTTCATTGTTTTCGTTGTCAGTTAGGGCCCCGATGGATTGGTTCGTCGTCCATGATTTCCACCTAGAATATCCGGAAGTCTCGCTATCGACAGACCGATAAAGGGTAACCGTTCCTGACCATGTCCCAGAAATAGCGACAGAATAGTCTCTGTCGTTGATTCCAGTATCCCCATTGACGACACCAGTTACACGGATCGCATCCGTGTAATAATCCTCAGTCCCAATGATCCGTGCAACATTTTGACCGGAGTGGAAAAGACGCATCGTCATCCCGATGTGCTCAGGCTTGAAATATGACGACGAAGCCGTGAGTGTCCCATTTCCATTGAGCGAGGACGGGGTCATCTTGATCGACTGTGTCGATGATACCTTGAACGGACCATCATCGACTTTATACGTGCAGACTGCCCACGACCGGCCATTCGCACGTCGCTCGATTCGCCTCTGCTGATATCCCGCGCATGCGATGAACATTACATCGATCGATTGAGCAAAACGGATCTTCTGGAAATCAGATGTTGCCCATGGGGCAGGAATCGAGACGGTTCCTGCGCTCTCGACCTGGATAGAATCGATATATTTTACATTCGACGAAGTCGAAGACAATTGGACCCAATAGGAACTTGTCGTCGGGGTGAATGCGAGAGAATGGACACCATCTCTGAGCGTAATTTCACTGATCAGGTCATCCCCGCCGTCTGCTGACCCGACCCTGAAACGAACCGGGCCAAGCTGCACGACGATACGAAGCGCATGCTCAGTGTTGGCGTTCGACGTCGAAACCTGCTGTTTGGCGACCGCCTTTGCGCCAAGGTTCGGGCAAAACAATTGGAGTAGAGACCCGGTGGATGTCGCTGTTCCTCCGTGGATACTGGCGTCCGTCCACCCCGTGAACGATGCAAAGTCTCCATTCGTGACTGTCGACGTCACTGCACTGCGAGAGATGGGGACGCCGCCCGAAAGAACTCGCATAGCCCCGTTGGACAGCTCGATCACAACGGCTTCTTCCACTCCCCGGACAAAGGGAAGAAGCCATCCCACATCATTTGTTTCACAATTTCCAGAGTACTCGAACCCAGGCCGCATGATCGCACGGCCAACGGCATATGGGATGAAATTCGTCTGCTCTTCCGCCGCAAGGCGCATTTGTTCGAGATCGACGCGGACGAGATTTTCCGGATCGATGACGCCGGCATTGAACGCGTGGATCAGCGGAACAGCGCGCGCCATCAGCTCACCAAAGAACAGTCAGATTGGATGCGGTCGTTCCCGTCGACCAGATCCTCGTCACCTGGATAGGGAGAAACCCAGCCGGTACATTCCCCATGGTCACCGTATCGCCACCCTTGGTCGTGACCTTGAGCGCACCGGCAGTTCCGATGATCACCCATCTGGACACATTGGAAAGGTCCACGGAATCACTCGGGGTGACACTCGCCGCATGCGTCGCAGGGTTACGGATACCAGCGCTCTGTCGCGTCGGGAAATCATCGATAGCTGCCATTTCCAGATCCCTTTTCGGTTACCGCCTGTCGACCCATGACTGCCACCCGGACCGAGCACGGCGGAACGATCCTCTCGGAAGAGACTGAGACGGCTTGTTCAGCGCATCCTTCGACCGAGCGTCGCTGATGTACCGCTGATAGAGAGAAAACAGATCATTCCGTTCGGCTCGCCCTTGCGTGATCTGCATGCAGGTCATGAAAGCGAGATAGGCCGAAAGCGCCTTACAAAATACCTGCGGCCACATCTCCATGTCGTTTCCATAAGTCGACCCATTGGAAACATAGGAGAGATAGAGCGGATTCACATTGGCGAAGATGATCTTCCCTGCCTCGATTTCATACTTCGTCAGTGGCTCAAAAAACGTCTCTGTCGATGAAATCTTGGCGATGCGCACATAGTCGGATGGAAGCGTGTACGCATATTGAAAACCGAACAAAGGTCCGATGTCCGTGTCCGGGCTAATCTCAATGGACCGGATCGAAAATGACCACTGCCCTTCCTCGAGCACATATTGGACGGTCACATCCCAAGCGGCGTCGAGCGCTCTTCGATCTGCCCGCGATTCCGACAGAGATGCGAGCGGGCGGGATTCCCCTAGGAATGCCAACGCATCATTGTAGATCGCGAGCTGACTTGCCATCGGTCACTCCGATACTGCAATTTGGGCAGCGAGCCGATGCGCTGCGGCGCAAAGATGCGGCCAATTCCCAGCCGACTTTGACCATGCCGTAAGCACAGACCCATCCTTCCGAACCAACGCCAAAGCGACGGCGCAAACATCTCCGGCTTCCGCTTCTTTCAATGCGTCCGCGCAAAGAGAGATTGCGGAATCATTGGTTTCTGCAGCCTTCGGCTCGAGATGAACGATCTTCATCACGCGACGTCCCGATGTTCTTCGACCCACCGCTCAGCATCAGCCTTCGACAAGCCGGAAACGAGTTCCATCGAATCGGCATCACGGATCACTCGGTACTTTTCGAGGCGGCCGGGCTGTCGCTTGATCACGAGACCATCGGCGATGCGAAGTTCGGTCTCGATCTTTCCCTCGTCCTGAGAAACGACAGCATCTTCATTGCGCCAAATCCGGAGAAGGCGAGTCCTCGCACCGAAAATCCCGACATCGAGAACACGAACCGTCACATCGAAAGCCCCGCCCTTGTCCACGACGTCAACGACGTCCATGGCTCGCAGACGGGGGGCGACATGCGTCCACCACGACGGACGGGCGATATCCTCGAGGGTGGCGCCCTCAGTGACGACGTGATGCGCCGTCCGAGCATAGTCGGCGGCTTTGGCAAAGGAATTCGCAGGACAAAACAACATATTAGCCTCTTCTCTCTTGGGGCTTCCCCGGTTCGGGCGGGGATCGAAACCCCCGCCCTCGACCGAACCGGAGAGGCGAAACGGGACGGCCGAAACCGCCTCGATCAGGTGATCGCCGTCGGCGCAGCGAGCGTAACGCCAGTGCCGGACGTCGATGCGACCTGATAGCGCTTGAACTTCGGAGACGACACGTCGAGAACATCGACGAGATCTCCCTTCGACATGCCCATGGTAACACCGTCCGAGATGTAGCCGGCTCCGGTCATGGTGGAATCGGAAACGGAAGCCTCGGTGTACATCCACACCTTCGGCCCCGAACCGACGAACGAAAAGACGAGCGAAAGATTGTTCTTGCTGTAGGCCATCGTCAGTACCTCCGATCAGCCGGCCGCATAAGCCGAGCCATCGTGAGTGATTTTCACGATGCCCGCGTTCTGAAGGATCTTTGCGCCGTGGAAGACGGTAGCGCGGGACCACGAAGTGTCCTGCTTCTCATCATAGCCGACGCGGATGTTCTCTTCGCCGACGTTGACCGCATAGCCGAGAGCATTGCGGTGGAACATGTAGCAGTATTCTGCCGCAGTCCCGACGCCGGAGATGAGTGGGGTGAAGTACCAGTTGACGCCGGCCCACCGACGCATCGAAACCGCCGGGCCATTGAACGGCATGACGTCGACATAGTCGGCGTGAGCGAATTCAGTGGTCTGCATCAGATAGGCTCGAACAGCCGGCGAGCCGATGAAGAACATGTCGTTCTCGTTCGTCACGTCGACCTGATTGTTCCCGAGGATCGTCATTGCCTTCATGACGAGATCGAGCGACGCGGTCTGCGCCGTCGAGATCGCCTGAGTGGCATTCGCCAGTTCACCGAGGACAGTCAGATCGATGTCGCGATTGATGACGGCGACCGAGCCATCCTGCATGATACGCTTCTGATCGCCCTGCGACGCGAAGATGTTGAAGCCGGTCAGCTCATAAGGCGCATGCTTTTCCACGAGCGTCGCGGTGATCTGCGAATTCTGCGGATTGCTGTAGGGAATCTGACCATTCGAGCCACGCGAAACCGCAGTGTCACCGGCAGTACCAGCGACGAGGAACGTCGCCTGATTGCCCTGGATCACAGATTCCTTGGTCGTGCACGCACGGAGCACGGAGACGCGCTGCTCGAACAGCGCAACGGTCTGCTTTCGATACTGTACAATCTGTGCTTCAATCGACATAACAGCACACTCCTAAGGATCTAAGCCATTGGAATCTCGGCTCGATCGGCAGGGTGGCCGGCGCTTCTGAGGGGCCGCTCGCGCGGGGTGGCCTCGTCTCGTCCGGGGCTGTCGGGATTGCCGGTGAATGGTGCCGCCATGTTCGGGGCCGCTCGCGCGGGGTGGCCGTTCTGGCAACAAAAAACCGCCTTCCGGCGGCTTATTCGGATGCGGGAAGCAATGATCTCAGCGCTTCATCCGTTCCTGTTTCGTCATCAGGTCAAGCTCTTCCTTGTCGAGCTTTTCCCGATAATAACGGTTGATGTCGGTGTCGCGGATCTTACCGATCTCAGCCAAGCGATTGCCGAGCGAGTTCGATCCTTCCGCCGAAACGAAAGCCGCGTCGCCATAGGTCATTTTGCCTTGCTGGGCCGCCCAACGGATGAAGGTCGGGCTATCCCCGAGGCGCGTTCCATCCGGCATGCGGGCTTCCGCGATCTTCAGCCCGAGATCGGGGACCTGTTCGAGAAACCGCGCGGCAAGCGTTTTGTTGGATCGGTACTCCGGACCCCACTCGGTGATGAGGTCCTGCTCGGCGGAACTCGACGCAGTCTTATCGGCCTCGAACCGACTGGCCTGCGCCTCCTGCGCGAATTTGGCGTACCACCCGAGGGCCTTGTCCGCCTGCGCTTGCGTCATGCCACTTTCATGGGCGGCTTCGAGGAAATTCGCCAGAGCCGGCTTATCGGCATCAGACCACTTGTACCCGGTCACCTCAGGGACCTTGTACTCTTCCGGCTTTTCGGGAATGCCGTTAGCCTTGCGCCATTCGGCCATCCCCTTTTCATCCGAGGCGTCAGGCTTGGCCGGTCCAGATCGGATGCGGTCCTGCGCAGCGATCAGCGCTTTCGCGATGTTGGCCGGGGAGGTGTAGCGTGAAAGCCGCTTGGTGACCTCGGCGTCACCCCCCGACATGAGCCCGCGCCAATCGTCAGGCCACGTCGCGGGCGTCGTAATCTGACCAGGGTCAGTTTCGCTCAGAAGCGCGGAGGAAGCGTCCGCAACAGGCGCTTCGGTCGTCGGCGTCTGTCCTGCGCCAGTTTCAACGGAAGTGGACGGCGTCTTCTCGACTTCGCCACCCGTCGCTTCATTCGTCGTTTCGAGCATTCTTTTTCGCCTCTCTCTTCCGCTCGGCAGAGGCCTTGACAGCCGCCGCCGTATCGGGACGTGTGAGCTTCACGATCTGCGCTGCAACGGCGCGCTTGCCCTCGGAAAACGCCGTGGCGCGCTCCCCATCGGGTCCCGGTCGGAAACTCAAATCGTAGTAGCCGCAGACAGTCTCGACGATCCACCGCAGGGCCATGACCTGCTGGCCATCGTTCGCCTTCCCGGTCGACAGCGCATGCATCGCGTGACAAAGCGCCTCGTCGTACGGGGCCGGTTCCCATGGCATGGGGATACGATCAGACAAGCCCGGCCCCCTGCATCTTCTGTGCGGTATCTGCGACTTGTCCGCCGACCTGTGCACCAGCCGAAAGCGCCTGCGCCATACCCGTGAGATTGCTGATCTGCTGCGCTTTGTCCTTCGCCGCCTGCTGGTCGTCTTCCGACGTCATCCAATCCGCCGGAGCGCCCGCACCATCGATCGCATCCACAGCCGCCTTGTGGATGTCGAGGACACTCGCGACGGTTTGATCGAGCTGAGACCCCGCCGTGATGATGGCGAGAGACTGTTGGTACGCCGCGACCTTGAGTGTCTTCTCAGTCGTCTGGATCGGGCTATCGAACACGAACGAGATGTCGCGGCCCCGGATCGCCTGGGGGATGTCCTCGTATTTGAACGCCCCATTGCGCATGCACATCTGGAACGTCACGTCGAGGAGAGGCGCATTGTATTCGACCTCGACCGGCTCGAACACGGGGAGAGCGCCCCGGATGAATTCTTCGACGCGAACCTGCACTTCGGTCGCCGTCATGTCGCCCGTGTTGGGGACCAGCAGCTTGTTGAGGTAAAAAGCCTCGGCGATGATGTTGCGGACGTCCTGGCGGATCTCGACGCCGAGGCGCACATCACCGTTGATTTCGAGCGGGCGGATCGCAGGTCCGAGCTTTTCATCGTACTCTTTGTCGACCCATGTCACGCCACCGGCAAAGATGTTGATGTCCGAGCGAACGGCCTCCATGGTCGCGATCAGCGGAGGATCGACGGCCTTTTCGGCATTCTCTGAGATCACGCGGGCAATCTGCTGCAACATTCGTGCATCAGGGAGTGCAATCGTCGTTGCGGCCGAAAATCCGTAATCGAAACCCGAGATCAGGTGCCAGCGAGGGACGACATAGCCGAACTCGTTACGCCATGTCTCCTGCAAGACGACAGCGTTTTCCTCGTCCACATAGACATGTGCCCAAGCGCTGCCCTTTTTCGGCGCACTACCTCCACCCATCGAGACATACTGCTCGGCAGGCATCGCGATATGTCGGAGCTTGTGCTTTTTTTCCGGCTCTTTGTCGAGCGTATTGCGGATCGTCTGGTGGACTTTGTCGCCCCATTTCGCGACCATGTTGCGCGTCGACATCTCCATCTTGCGGTGCAGCGTATCGATGACACCACAGCCATCCGGCGCCCACGCGCAATCCCGGAGATGCCAATTCCGATAGAGGAGATGGTCTCGACTCGGCCCCTCTTCGACCGAGATCACGCCATTGCCGAACGCCACATAGTCGTGATCGCACTGCTTCGTGGCTCGGACGAACTGCGCACGCGGGTCGTAGATTGCCCGGTACAGCACGCGACCCGCATATTCGAGCCACCGCTTGACCTCAGGGTCCTCGTCGATCTCTTCGCGACCCGTATGCGGATGGAACCACGTCTTGGCGCGAGGCCGAAGCATCGTCGACAGCGCATTCCCGAGTTCGCGCCGAGCGATGACCGGATATGATTCCATCAGGTGGTCGGTCAGCTCGCGCCCAAGGTAGAGCGTCCGAGTGAAGTCTGTCCGCTCAGGATAGAAGTTGTCTGCCACCTCTTGCCAGAAAGACAACAACGATCCGCGCTCGAACAGCTTGTTGCCGGCTTCGAGCAATTGGTGCGCGACAGTGTCGACCATTCGGCGTCACTGCCCGAGAAGCGAGTTCGAGAAGGCCGCGTCGCCGCCGGTCAGGTTTGTAGCCGTCCGACCAGACCGCGCCATGATCTGCCGCTGCTTGACCGCCTGAGCTTCGAGCGTCGCCGGCCCCTGACTGTCTGGCATGCGCGCCGGGGCCGGAACAGACGGCTTGCTGAAAAGTCCACCCATCACCGTCTTCCCTTCATGTTTGCGTACCCGACGTGGACCTTTGGAAGGCCGCTCGGGAACGCGGCCATCCGCATTCGTTGTTCCGATGGGGGGTCTCCGAAAGCCCACGCCATCACGACCGCATCGCCCTTGTCGGGTGACCGGCCGATCCGCTTCTTGATGTCTTCCTTCGGCTCGATCACGATGCCGGACGGCGTCAGCTTCCACGTCGGCGCCGTGAGGTCCGCCAGGAGTTCGGCATCTGGGGGGAGAGCGACGGCCTCGCCATGATGAGGTTCTAGAGCTTCTCGAAACTTCCACCAGATCTCGGCGCGCTTGTTCCTAAACCCGAGCTTCCCGTCCCGGCTTCGCCGCGTCGATTGCTCGGACCCGTTGAAGCCGTTCAGTCGAGCGACCGCGACATTCGCCTTGAGGTGCGAGTAGACGCCAGACCCATACCCGCCGCCCATGTCGACGACGATCGCGGCTCCATCTCGGACGAGCGCCAAATCCTTAGCGGCGAGATCGACCGGGTCGACAAGCCCACTCAATCGCTCAGACAGGACGGGGGCGAACCAAAGCCCATGACGGCGCGCCCGCGTGTTCGCATCACCTCCGCCGAGCGCAACGTCATGCCCAAGGCAGGACATCGGGAAATCGCAAGTCTCAGACCACCGGGCCTGTGCTTGCCGAACCCACTCGGTCGGTATCACCTGCCACTCGGCATCCTTGACCTCGACGTCAAAACGGCCGTCCCGTAGCCGCGCGCGTAGCTCCTCAGGCATCGCTTCGAGGACGGCCGCGTACCCCGTCGCCAGCAGATCCGGGTTGTCTTCCAACCTCGCCGGAATGAACGTCCGCGACCTAGGACGGACCATCCGTCCCTCGACCTCGATCGGATCCGGTCCTTCGACCTCGACGTCACGGCCGCCGATCGTCGTGAACCACCGAAGTTCGCCGGGAGCCGCCGGGTGCGGGTGATTGGGATCAAGCCACGGCGCCCAATACTTGACGACCCAAAACCCCTCGGGAGACGTCGGAGGGTTCCCCGTCGCGATCACGCGGCATCGTTGGCCCGGATCGACCGACCGGTTCCAACCGATCAGAAATCGGTACTGCGATTCCGAGAAGTGGGTGATCTCATCGAAGCCGACCAGAGAGTGGGCGCGACCCTGGAATTTCTCTACATCCCACTCGTTTGGGACAGATCCAAATTCCAGCGCCCTCCCAGCATCGAGACGCCAAAGCTTGTCCTGCGCGTTATAGCCCGTTCGGCCCCCGACGAGCTTCGCGACCTCGTCTTCGAGGCCCTTGATCTGCGGATACTCGCGCCGGAAAATGATGCTCTTGTCGTGGCAGTCTACCGCGACACCGCAGAGCAACGCACCCTTTCCACCACCAGCCGACCCGCCATAGAACAGCTCGTCGGCCAGAGAGAAGTAAGCTTCCGTCTGCGGTCCTGGGTTGGGAACGAACCGAAGCCCCTTCGTGGCCGTAATGGCGTCCTTTGCAACCCCCTTCCGAGCGTCGTCAGGGAGCGCCCCAAACTTCGCGAGGAGGTCATCTAGCACGCTCATTGGAATATTTTTGCTTTCTCCTTAGAGCGAAGGATCGGCACTTTTCGCTTCAGGATTAGAAAATCATTCTCCGGAAGGCTTTGCCGAGGCAAGGGCGAAAGCAATCCGGCGGGCGATGTCATACCCCGAGACATCCTCGGTCTTGATCACCCCGCCGTCTTTCCCGCTCACTTCGACGCGCGTCTTCGGTGCCATCAGCCGGGCGGCCTTGTCGATCGCGTTCACGGCGCAGTTGACCCGCTGGTAATCGAGATCGCCCTCTTCCATCACCCGACGGGCAAGAGCGCGGATTTGATCGGCATCGGCTTCGAGGCGCTCGTCCCTCGCCTGTGCCAATTTATCGCGAAATTCCGGGTGTTTCTGCCGCCAGCGATAGATCGTGGCATTATCCGGCATGTCGAGATCGGCGCAGACGGACGAAACCGATCGACCAGACGCGACGCGAAGACAGATTTCCTCCGACATTTCTTCGGAATAATCAGTCGGGCGGCCGGCAGGCATCACCGTGCCCCCTTGCCACTCTTGGCATTGTAGGCAGCGACGCCACGCTTGTCGGCCGCGCGGTCCTTCTCCGATCCTTCTTTGCCGTGGGCGCCGCTCTTGTCGGCACTGGCGTCCATCTTGGACTTCTCCCAGCCCTTCAACGTCATCTTGCCTTTGGCCATCACTTCTTACCCTTCTTCGAGCCCTTGCGGCTCTTTTCTGCCTCGGACAGCGCGATTGCAACCGCTTGCTTCTGAGGCCGCCCAGCAGCGATCTCCGTCTTGATGTTGGCGGAGATCGTTTTGCGCGAAGATCCTGGCTTGAGTGGCATTCGATTACGCCTTCAGCACTACAAATCCAATTTTGATCGCCGCATTGAAGGCCGCAGAAGCGTGGATGTTCTGGACGATGATCACCACCGACCCCGCCGCAGGCTTTACACTCGCAATCGCCGGAGTGCCCCCAGTACCAGATCCGAGCGACACGGTCGCGAAGACGATGTCCGCCGCCTCGATCGTCGCATTGGTAAGCGTCAGTGTGTACGTCGCACCGGCTGCAGTGGTGATCGCCTCAGACGTCACAACGCCCGACGGCTTGTTGAGCGTAGCCGCACCAGACGTCGCAGTCGCGGTCTTGGTGCCATTGCCGAGGCACAGCGCGCCATCGATGAGGAGTGAGCGGAGCGACGAGTTGCCCGGCTTGAGCAACCCGAGCAGCTTGCCGTAGATCGAGTGAAAGTTCGCAGAAGCGGTCATGGCTTTTGTCCTTTGCTTTGACCGGGTAAAAATGCAGGCACGATGGAAAATCCACCGATGCGCTCATTTGCTCTGTCACAGGCGCGGAGAGCGATTTCACGCGGGAGCCGGGCAGCCAGCGTTTCGAATGGCGTCGTCCACGGATCCCCACCGACGAACCCTCGCAGGAAAGAAACCCCGGTCATGCTCTCCGGGCCACGCGCAGAGATCACGAGATAATCAGTCAAGGACGACCTGCATAGAATTGTCGTTATCAGCGACGACCACCTCACGACGCGCCGCGACCTCGGACGGCAACTCGTCGCCCCTTCGGGCGAAACGTCGGGTTCCGCAAAGGCATCCTGTGCCACCGGCTTTCGCCGTCTTCCCCCTGTCGACGTAGCTTTCCGCCGTGCCATTGCAGACCCGCGCTGCACCGCCTACTCACCACCTCCATCACCGACTATCGCGCCGGGGACTTCACCAATGGCTTTCGCCAGGGATTCCATCGCCGATCTCTCGGCAATCTCACTCCATCGTCACCGGCTCGCGAACCGATCGCGTCCCGTAGAGCTTGCGCCCCAACTGCGCGACCAACTCTCGGTCATCCCACGTCAGACGCGGGTCAGTGACCGACACCACCAGAATCCCATGATCTCGCCAGCCTTGCGATTTCTCGCGTTCGACGTTGATTGATGCGGGATATCTGGGGGAATTCGTCCGGAGCGGCGCAGGGCCGAAATGCTGATCGTGCATCCCTTCACGCGCCTCTCGACATTGAATTTCTCGCGCTTTTCGGCACGAAAGTCAACCCCCACGCCTCGCAAAGTTTGTCGAGCCCACGTTCGAGATGAGCTAAATCCTGGCCAATCGCCGCGCGATCCCGAACCGCCACGAAAACGAGCGCGTCATACTCCCGCTTCGACAAAATGCTTTCTGCACCCGTCGCCGGGTCGGTCATGCGCTTCTTCACATACTCGACCGCACTCGGCGAGACGTCTCCGCTCTCGCCATGCACCTCGCCGATGACTTGCGCCCGTGCATTGGGGCTCGGGATGCCCAAGACCCGGCACCAAAGCTGATAGACCGCTGCAAATGACGTTGCCGCAGATACCTGCACATCTGTCAGCTTGCCCTCGACCATGAGACGCGTGATCTCAGCTCCCATGACGACGTGATTTCGCCGGGCATGTTCCGCCGCTTGCAGCCGAATGGCGCGGATCATGGCTGGGGGGACATCCATACGCGCCCCCGCGCGGCTCGGACGCCCCGTCGGAGTACGCTCGATCTTCCTGTTTCGTCCGACTTTCGCCACCGTGTATCTCCCGGTTTTCGAGAGAGGCCGCCAACCTCGGTGCATGCGTAGCATCGATGATTTGGTGGGGTTGGCGCAAGATCTGACGAGCCCCATCCACAGACACATCAAAACGGAATAGGATCGTCGTCCATCATCGCACCATGGCGCCCGCCAGCACCTGCCGATGCACGAGTAGATCCACCATAGCCGCCACGCTCCGATCGGTCACCAGCGCCTCCCGTGTCGCGATTGGCACGGTCTCCGTTTCCGCTTGGTCCGTCGAGCATGATCAGCTTCGCATCGAACCCCTGCAAAACCACCTCGGTGGCATAGCGCTTGGACCCGTCTTGCGCTTCCCAATCGCGCACCGAGAATGCCCCCTGGATGAACACGCGAGATCCTTTGCGTAGGTAACTTTCGCAGATGCGGACGAGACCATCGCCCCACACGACGACCGGAACCCATGTCGTCTTCTCTCGCTTCTCTCCCGTCTCTTTCGACCGCCACGACATGTCCACGGCGAGACGGAAGTTTGCGACCTTGTCGCCGCGTTGAGTGCTCTTCACTTCGACGTCGGCACCGAGGCGCCCAGTGAAAGAGCATTGGTTTAGATCGGTCATTTACCATTCCCCTCCACAATTGCGAGAATTTTTCCTTCGAGATCATGGCGAACTCGACATTCGGCTGCCCACACCGACAAGTCTGAGACGTGAGTTTCCACGCGGAGAACGCCGCGAAGCATCGAAATTGCGGAGATCAGAGGTGCGACGTCATCTTCGCGAATGCCTTTTTCGAGGCAGACGGTCAGAGCATGAATGCGATCAGTCATGGCTTCTTCCTCGGATGGCGGCGGCGATATACGACATCGCTTCAAGAATCCGATCGTCATGTCGACGGCGTTGCATCGGCCCCATGAAATCGCGGTCGTCTCCGCTCATGTTCGGGTTTCCACGCCATCCTTGCGCCACGATTTTCGACGCGATGTCAGCCATGTCGATTATGGTTTTCGCACACCTCTCCCGCTCCGTCGCCGTTGCGGACTGGCGTTCGGCGAGGAGGGCACTGGCGATCTCTCCGTCAGTTGTGCACATGCGCGCCGTCTGCATGATGTCTTCCGGGATCTCAGCCATCACCCCATCTCCACAGCAACACCAGCCTCGCGAAACATCGTAGCGGCCGCTTCAAACTCATATTTAGGCATATTTGTCATGCCATCACCAACAACGATGCAGACTATACCCGCTTGAATGAGCGACCCGGCACATTGAGAACACGGGTAGTGCGTCGTAAATACTACCTTGTTTTGCGTCGAAATGCCATGTTTAGCTGCGAAATTCAACAAATTACGCTCGGAATGCTGACTGTACAGATATTTCATCGGACGCTCTCTCCGCTCTGGTCTATCCTCGACATCCCTCGGCGGACCGTTGAATGCCTTGAGCAGCACGCTCCCGTCTTGATCCGTGAGGACGGCACCGACTTGCGTCGCGTCCTTGGACATGGTGGCGACGAGGTGCGCTTCGGCCATGAGGTACGAGCGCCAGCGTGGGGTGAGTGCTTTCATTCTCCACCCTCCAAATGTCTTTCCCGCTCGCCTAGATCCCATGTAACGCGTCCGGTCATCGTCCACCTCTCGATGTCTGACCACGGATGCCCGAGCGCGCGGAACTGCTCCGGCGTTGCGGTCAAATTGAAGCCGCCGGGGCGGTAGGCGCGGTCGAGAGACGTCGTCGTGAGGAGGTCGCGCTTCATTCATCTCTCCTCATTCACCGTCTGAGTCCGGTCGGGCCAATCTGACGTCCTGATCGGCAAAGTGACCGTAGATCTTCCGTCCCCATGCCCGTTGGGGGGGGGGGTGGGAGTATCCGACGCGCCGAACAACGGGCCGTAATCGACCGCTACAACCCCCCGTGCCTTGGCAGTCGCGGCTCGTTCTGCGGGCGAGGCCGCGAGACGCATTCGTCTGCGGATATCCTCGACGAAGGTTGCCTCTCGCTCGATCAACATGGCGCGAAACCCTTCTCGCCACGCCGCCTCTCCGGTCGTGCCGGATCCGGCGAACGGATCGAGCACGACGCCGCCCTTCGGCGTCACAAGCCGGCAGAGCCATTGCATGAGGTCGACCGGCTTGATCGTCGGATGCTTCGATGCGATGCGATCGTAGGCATCGGCTTTGGCGGAGTAGAAGAATCGGGCGGCCGACCCGCCGTCTCTCCGCGCCGCTACTGGTATACGGCCGAGACCGTGGCCGTATACGTCTCCATCAAGCGGCGCGGATGGCTCCGAGCCTCGGATATCACCCTGTTGGCCAGCACTCGCCGGGAAGGCGGCGACTACCTCAGCGGAGCCGTCGTGGATGACGTTCGCTGGCCAACGACCTTTGTCGGACCCTCCACGCGGGCCGGGCGTGGCCGCAAAGTTCGTCGAACCTCGGTCTGCGTACCGCGATGCTGCCGAGGGCTCATCAGCCCTTGCGGATGATCCGCCCTCGCTCTCGACTCGGCACCCATCGACGTTGATCGCCCCAGTTCCGTGCACCAACACGGTCTCGGCGACGGTGCCGACGAGCGGCTTGCGGGCCAGCACGATCGGCTCCCATGCCGGCTTCAGCGCCGTCCCCCAGCCGCTCCACTCGGCCGCCTCGTCAGAGGCCGCCTCGTCAGAGGCCGCCTCGTCAGAGGCCGCCTCGTCAGAGGCCGCCTCGTCAGAGGCCGCCTCGTGAAATCCGCTTTCGCGTGATTTCACGATCCATGGGCGGGTATCGGCCGAACCGGCCATCGTTCCGGACGATGCCGGCCTGGCTGCGTATCGCACCTTGCGGCGCTCATACCCGAGCGCCTTGTCGATCGCCTTCGAAACATCGTGCGATTTCGGAAATCCAGACCCGTAGAGCCACCCGATCTGATCGCGGATCTCGAACCCCGCATCCTCGATCGCCACCACCATCCGGTGATAGGTCCGTGTGCCCGAAAACGCGACGAGATGGCCGCCCGGTTTGAGTACCCGAAGCACCTCGGCCCAAAACTCGACTGCGAAGGCCGTCTCGCCGGTGTCCCAGGTCTGCCCCATGAATCCCGCCGAGGCTCGGGCATAGAGTCCGTCGGATCCGTGCTTGGCCGGCTCGGCGCCAGCCTTGCCGAGGCGCTTGCCGATCGACACCAGCGCATAGGGCGGATCGGTGACGACGCTGTCGATCGACGCATCAGCGATAGTGCGAAGAATATTGCGGCTGTCACCATGATGCAGCGTAACGCGGCCGTCGAAAAACGTCTCGTTCATTCTGCCGCCTCCCTGCGCTTCCGCGTCTTCACCCCACCCCACTCGGCACGGATCGATTTGACGTGCCTGGAAACACTGCCCTTTGAAAGCCCCGTTTTACCTTCAATTTCCAGAAGGGTGATTCCCGGACATTCGAGCAGAGCTTTCCGAACAGCCTCACGGTTAAACGCCGCCATATCTTCCGGTCGCATTGGTTTTTCCTCTCAAAACGTCATTCCAGTCGGCCCCAATCTGGTCGGGGATGTGCACGGACACCGGTATTTTCAGCCTTGCTGAAACTCGGTTCGCCAATGCATATGCTGCAGCCTGACCTTTGAAATTCACGTCGTTGTCCCCAAACACGACCAACTCGTCGCACCCTTTAGGAGGAGACCACTTCGCGAGCATCGACGCATTTATAGCAGACCACACGGGAATTTCATATAGTAAAGATGCAGAAAGCGCAGTTTCTATCCCCTCTGCGATTCCTAGAACACCCCCGTGGAAGTCCGACAGTGCGACGCATGCTCCGTCCTCGATCGGGCCAGATGTCATCTTCCGAGGCGACGTCATCTCGGCTTTCTTCGGCTCTCTCGGATGAAGGAACGTCCGATGGATCGAGCAATATCGATCTGCCCCATACACCCCGACCATCGCGAGCATCGCCGGCCGGATGCCGCCTTCCCCATCTCGCACTGCCTGCCCGTACCGTAGCGTCGTAGGGAAAGCCGTCTCGACGATCCCTCGGGCTCTCATGTAGGCGTCGACACGATCCCCCTCTGTGACCACGGTCGATTCCTGGTACATGCGCCGCAACAGAGCGCGCCGCTCGTCATCGGATAGTTCATGGGCTGGTCGGACTGTGTCGTGTCGAATGTTCCCGACGATGTCGTCGATTTTCTTCGCGACGGTCACGAAGTCGCCGTTCACCATGCGACGCGCAAGCTCGAACCCATCACCCGCCCCGCACTGCGAACAGATGAACGTCCCTTTGCCTTCCTTGTCGTCGAACCGGAACCGGTCCTTGCCGCCACATACCGGGCATGGATGATGCTTCCCATCCAAGAGCTTCAACGAGACGCCGAACTCCGCCAGGATCCCACGCCATTTCCCACGGGCGACATGAGCAGTCTTCTCTTGGATCAAGGCCGCTTCCCCCGATAGGAAAGTTCACGAGACCGCACGAAATTCCGCACGTCCATATCCGCGTTTGATCTTACGTCGGCCAATAGTCTTGGCCACACGCCGAATTTCTCCCGGTAGACGTGGGAGGCCCACCCCTTCTTTCGGCACTTCTCATAGGCGATTTGAAGCAGCCCGGACCACCACCGCTGTTTCTCGTCTGCAGTCGGAGACTTCACCCGACCAGTAATTTCGACGAGCTTTCCGTCGGCTTCCTCGACATCGCAGACCACCTTCATCTCGTGCCCACATGCCGGGCCGATCTTGCCGGTGAAGAGTATTCCACACGACGGGCATTCCTTCGGGAGCTTCTCGGCGCGTTCTGGCTTCTCCTCCTTTTCGCCCGGCCGCGTCGTATCGAGTTTGTCGAAATGGATGTTCGAAATCAGGCCAAGGCGTAAGGAGTTTCCGGCATGGTCCAAGATCAACAGGTCTTCCGTCCCTTTGTTGATCCGAAGGCCGCGCCCGATTTTCTGGCAATGCAGCATCACAGATCTGGTCGGAGCGGCATCGATGATGCAAGACACCGGGAGGTCGACACCCGTCGTCATCGTCCGGACAGAGCAAATAATCTTCACATCTCCGCGTATGAATGACCGCTTTATCTCGTCTCTCTTTACGATGTCGGTCTTCGCATCGACGTATTCGGAAGCAATGCCCTCTCTCATGAATTGCTGCATCATATGGCCGGCGTGAGCGCGGTTCACCCCGAATGCCAAGGTCGGACGTCCGTCCCCCTTTTCCATCCACGTCCGGATGACCGAAGCCACAATCCCGCCTTCGGACATGATCCGCTCGATATCGGATTCGACGTACTCACCTGCCTTGATGCGGGCGTCCGATAGATCCGGGACGTCCGGCGCATAGGCCGTGAACTGCGACAAAAACCCGGTATCGATCAAAGACCCCGTCGTCGCCGGGATGACGAGATCCTGCCAGCGGAGACCCATCCCCTTTCGCCAAGGAGTTGCCGACAGGCCGACAAAGAAACAATCCGGGCGGTCGTCCATGAGCCTATCTATCACCTTGGATGCCACATGGCATTCATCCACGATGACCATCGATGCCTTCGGGATATCCCGCTTCAAAAGGGTCTGGACGCTCGCAATTTGGACCGGGGCTTCCGGGTCGGTCCTCGGGTGAGACGCCTGCAAGACACCGATGTCTCGAATCCCCTCTGCCTCGAATGCCGATACCGTCTGGTTGATCAGGCTGATCATCGGTGCCGTGAAGATCACTCGGTTCCCCTTTGCGAGCGCTCCCTCGATGATCTTCGATGCGACCAGGGTCTTCCCAAACCCGACAGGCCCTTGGATCACGACACGTCGGTTCCCTCGACGCATCGAATCCCGGAGAAGCTCTATAGCTGCCTCTTGGTGAGGTCGCAGAATTTTCCGTTCGGGCCGTGCAAAATCAAGCATTTATCCATACCTTCCATCAAGGCACAGTTCCGCTTTCCGCGTCCTCCCCTACCAT